TCTCGGTGTCGGCGGTGGTGTTAAACTTCGACGCCGTGAGCGTGCCATAGCCCCACACGTTCGGCGTTGCCGCGCTCGTAAGGTGATTGGCAATGAAGAAGTCCACCACCGTCCCCCATGAGCCGGTCGCCGTGGGATAGGTCAGTTGCACCGCATTCGCCAGCGCCCCAGCTGAGGCGTTGCTGAACGTGGTCTTGTTGTTTGTCGCGGCCACCCGCGCGTAGCCGTTGCCGCTCGGCTCTGTAATATTCCCGCCAGCATCGGTGATCGTGGTAGTGGACAGTCCGATGTACCACAGCGCAGGCGTGGTATTGGCGCTTGCCCCAAAGTAGTAGTCCAGTACCATCACTTCGCCTGAATCCGTAAGACTTCCCATCGTCGGCCCTCCTTTTACAGTGTCCCGATTGCCTCAAAGAGAAAACTGCGTTGCTGCGCGTTGAATGTGTATACGCGGTCCGTCACTTCGAACACGAAGCCCCTGTCTGTCACCGCAAAGATTCGATACGGTTCGCCCACCTGCCCTTGAACCGATAACGTCCCCGCGATCGTGCTGACCACATCAACCGAGGCGTTGAGCTTCCAGGCCAGTTCCAGCGCGCCATTGACCGTCGCCGTACAAACGATGAAGCCAGCCAGGCCAGGGCCAAGCTCGCACGCCCCCGCAATCGCAGAGACCGCATCGACACTCCCGACTAACGGCACCGCTCGAGAGAGTGTGCCAGTGATCGTTGAGACGACATCAAGTGACCCATCAAGCGGTTTCGTCGCGTCCAACGCGCCGGCAATCGTCGCCGCCAGGTCAATCGTCCCTGCCAGCGCCACCTGCCCTTGGAGCGTCATCGTCCCGTTGATCGTCAGGACCGCATCAAGTGAACCGGCCAACGGCTTTGTCGCGTCCAAACTGCCGTTGATCGTACTGACAAGATCTATGGTCCCACTTAGCGGCTTGTCCGCCGTGAGGTTCGCATTGATCGTACTGATTGCGTCCAGTGAGCCAGAGAGCGGCTTCTCCCCTGACAGCATCGCCGCAATCGTTGAGGCAATATCAATCGTGCCTGCCAACGCTTGCGACGTGCCCCCGATTGGAAACACGCCCGTCAAGGCCGAGGCTGTCACGGGAATGCGCCGGAGTGTCGGTTGTTCAATAGCCCGTAGAATCACCGGTGCGCGGACCGCTGCCGATGCCACATCCATCGTGCCGGTGATCGTGCAGACGACATCAACAATCCCAGTGAGCGGCTTGGCTGCATCTAAAGATGCGTTGATCGTGGAAACAGTATCGATGGTGCCGGAGAGTGAGAAATCGCCTGCCGTTGGCGACAATCCTGACAACAGGACCGACCGCGCGGCGCGTGGCTGACTGAATGGTTCAGGCGTGGCCCGCAAGCGGATCGGCTGTGTCTCTGGCGTCCCCGCTTGGACCGAGAGATCGCCAGCCAAGGACGAAACGATATCCACGGCACCGGCCAGCGGTTTATCAGCGAGCAACGGCGCATCGGTGATGACACTGACAATATCCAGTGTCGCGGCCAGCGGCTTCGTGGCGTCGAGCGCGGCAGTGATCGTACACGCGCACGCAATCGTCCCCGCGAGATCAACAGAGGCCACGGTAGCCAACACACCGCCACTCAGTTGTGAACGGCCCGAACGCGCGGCCCCTGTAACCGATGGAATACTATAGAGCGGTCCGCTGCTCATCCGTTCGCCCTCATGGGCACCGAGAGTGTTTGCGGCGGCATCGTCGGTGTCGTGGTATCCATCTCAACAATCATGGCACAGTACGCCGAGGCGCTCGCGCTGCCCCACGGAATCGTGAGACGTGTTTCCCCACTGTCATCCGTGGCGACTTCTAGCCCCGTGGTCGGTGTGCTGTAGCCGACATCGTGACGTTCACTCCATCCAGACGGCGGCGTCATCGTGGCCGCAGTCGTGGTCGCATTGAACACCGCCCCTAGCACGAGATTACCCGTTAACGCCGCTTGTCCCCATGAGACCGTCGGCGTGGCCGCGCTTTGATTCGCGGAGGCCCCTGACCCTCTTACCGCATTCGCGCCCATGCGCGGCATGCCGCTGATCATCAACACGCACAACCCGCCGCCAGTCGTCGTCCCCGGCGTCATGGTAAACGTGGTGCTGTTCGTGTTCGTGATGAGGGTATTGCGGACATAGATCTGCATCAAGTCCGCGCTGGCATTCTTGCGCGCAGACGTGATCAGGCTATAATTGCCGCTCGCCCCGTTGGTGTTATTGTCCGAGATCCCTGGCGCACCGTTTTGCCCCGTGTTCGCGCACACGATGACCGGCAAGTCTCCCGCCGCAGGCGTCAACACCACGGTCTTGGTGCCGCTTGCCGTCGTGAACGTGATTCCACTGGTACGAAAGGACGCCATGCTGCTCCGTTATTCATCCCACACAATGTAGGCTTGCGCCGCTTGGCCGGTGCCGTTTTCGACAATGACGCCAACGCCGTTCGGCGTGGCCCCTGTCGCCAGGCCCGTATCTCCAAATGTCCAAATGACGCCCGCCCCGACTGCCGCTCCAATGGCCGCGCGGTAGCCGAGATCCTGATTGACGGTCGGTGCAACCGTATGCGTGCCGTAGGCCTGGCAGTTCGGGGACGCCGCCATCGAATCCATCACACCCTCGGTGATCCCTGAGCCAGGCGCGCCGTTGGTTGACAGACTCACCAGCTTGACGGCAAACGCCGTGCTCGTTGTATTGGTGATGCCGATTTCCCGAATGCGTCCGCCCTTCGTCACGCCGCCATAGAGCGAAATGATCGGCAGCGTCGTTGAGCCGGCCCCTGTTAATGTCCCTGCGGAATAGCGTCCCATGTGTCATCCCTCCTATGAATTACCAACGTAACGGCGTCATCACTTGCTGAAGCGCTGGGCCAGGACTGCCACCACCCCCGCCGCCGGCTGCCGCTTTGAGGTACGCGGCCACAATGAACCAATCATCCAGCGAAATCGTATAACTTTGCGTCACGGTGCCCGTATTGGTGCCGTCATAGCTCGCATGCATGACGCCCCCACCACCCATCGACTGCGCAGCTGAAATAATCCCTGATTGCCCTGCGCCTAGCGACGACACCGAGCCTGCAAAGGTGCCCATCGTGTCAAACGTGGCCGCATCTGTGGGCACTGAGGAGACATTGACCGTGGGGGTTACCGTAGACCCCGCTGCACTCACAAATCCTGTGGGCGGATCGGTTTGGTGCGCCCCCGTCCAATTCGTCGCCCAGACCGCTCCTTGGGCTTCTTCTGACCCACCCCAATTAAACACGCAATTCGCTGTGGTGGCGGTGGGCGCATAACGATACCAGAGCAACCCGTTGAATCCTGACCCTGTAGCCGCAGTGCCACTGTTCATCGCGGTCAACGTCTCAGACGTATTGAATGTGACGGTTGGGACCACCGTTGAATTCCGCCAGATTGCACCCCCCGTCATCACCCGATCTGACCCCGATGGCGTGATACTCACCGACACCGATACAGCGAAAGTAGCGGTGCCTGCGACGCCGGTGGCGGGAACAGGAGCCGCCATGTTACACGTCCTCCTTCAAGCTCACCTCAAGCGTTAGTCGTGTTGAAATCGTCATGGTAGCTCGAAGATGCGTAGCGCCACCCCGCGCAAACCACGTCGCCCCAAGGGAAGGCGTCTCATCAGTAAATTGGCTGCGGTCCTTCTGTGTATCGGAAAATACGGCTTCGATGTATTCGGGAAACGTTACCCCGTTGTCCCACGAATACTCAATTTTCACCGTCACCAGTGCAGGCACCGTCCACCGGCTAAGATGGACCCTGGCCCACTTCGCCGCCTTGTCCAGCGTGACAACCGGGCTCGTGTACGTGCCCGGTTGGAATTGCCGCGCGGCGACGACGGTGCGCGAGGTCATCATCGACTCACCTGCGCAATGGTAACGCCAGTCGGCGCTGAAGGCGGCGTCGTATCTCCACTGAGCGCCCCGATTGGACCTGTCGTCTGTATCGCGAGATCGTCAATGTCCTCGTATTTATCCGCCCCGCCTGTGCTGACCACGGCATTCTCAGGGAGTTCAAATCCAGAAAACCCCGCCGAACTCCCGCCATAGGTGACACTCGATTGATCCAAACGCAAGGTGCCATCGAACCAGGCTTTTGCCGTGCCCGCGGTGCGATTCACCATCACTTCAACCCAATGCCAAGCTCCATCTGAACTCGCCCCGCCATGCAAGTCATTCCAGCCCCAGGTACTGCCGTTGTCAAAATTCGTCCCGGCCACCGTCAAGCGAAAATTCGCCGTGCCTTCGAAGGCAAAATAACACCCGCCTGAATTACCGGAACAATCACTGCCGGTGAAGTAGAGAATCTTGTGTGATCCCCCACTCATGCTAATGCCGGACTCATATCGAAAATAGAAGCGGATATACAGGACCTGCGGCGGCGAATTGATCCCCACGTGCACGCTGCCGCTGTTGTTGTTCGTCCCGTTGCCGATCCAATGCCGCTGGCCACGTCCCCCGCCCCCGCTGGCATAATTGGCGGAGGTCGTAATCGCTTCCTTCGCCCCGTTGCTTGTGGTCCACCCGCCAGAACTAGACAGCCCATCACACGCCACCCATGTGCCGTCGGCTTGCTGCTGCTCCGCACAGTCATAGGTTGTGGAAAAAGGAAGCGTGACTGCGGCGTGCCCTACCACTGTCCACGAAAGAGACACGATTACCGCGCCTATACAGACACAGCGAGTCACGTTCACCGCCATCCTCCCCTCGTTAAAATCGTTTGACGCTGTAGATACACTTGTTTGCTTACTTCTAGGCTTTTCACACTCTCATTATCACTGGTGTCATACGCCGTCACGGAGAAATAGTGCGGAAGCCGATCATCGAGACCTGTAAACTCTTTTGACACGGTTGGAGGCGTTACGACGAAGGATTCTGAATACACGCCAGGAGCAGTCCCGTGATAGACGAGATAGCCAGCGAGATCACTCTCCACGTTCGCGATCCATGTAATCGTCGCATTCATCGCGTACAGGACTCCCAATTCGTGCGAGGCTCGCATGTCAGCACGTCACCTTCTTTGGCCCACACGATCCCGCGCACAGACTCAGGCAACGGCATCCCGCACCGGACGCACCGGCCATCCGCCGCATCATGCGCTGTCCAGTTTGAAATCTTGTCAGCGGGAAACGCCATTACTTCCCCTTCAACGCCGTGGTGAGTTGCGCCGACATGAGTTCGCTCTTCTTATTACTGCCGGCGCTTGATCCAAAATAGTACGACACCACCGCCGTCCAGGCGGTGCCTAATGATCCCAACATCACCAAGAGCGCATCGTGCCCCGTGACAGGAATGGAATAGTTGAGCATATAGGCCAGCACACCAAAGAAACCGAGCGTGACGCCGTAGGCGAGATAGGCCGGCGTCCGATCTCGCACCGTCATTTCACGCTGCCTGGCGCTATTCCGATCTTCCGCGGCAATCCGCTCCAGCGCCTGCTGTGCGTTCGCTTCGATCTCCGCCATCTTCGCTTCGAACGCAATCTGTTGCTCAGGCGGGAGCTTGAATGCCTTGACTAAATCCGTCACACCGGTAAAGAGATTGCCGCCTAAGATGCCGATGAGTTTGTCCCACATAGAGTCCTCTTACTGTTCGCGCGTCATGCGACTAGTGGGGCCGTGTACGCCAGCTCTGCCGTTCCAATTCTCGTAGGCGCTCTTCTTGATCGTCGGTACGCTTCTCCAGCTCGGCGGTTCGCGGAATGAGGTTGGCCCGCTCGTTGAGTGTGCTGCGGATTGCGGTAAGGTCGCGCTCGATTGCGCTAGACCATACCCCCACAACCACCCCAGCGAGAACAAGGACAAGGCTGCAAGCGCCAAGGAAGGGCCGTGAAAAAAGAGCGTTGAGTTCCCGCTGCCCATCAGACTCGTGCGCCATGTTGTGACACCCATAACCCCCTCATCATCGCGTCGGTTTCTTGCCGCATGTCTGCCAATGCTCCCGCGCTGTGGCTTGCTTCACAAACTTCCCGCAGTAGGGGCACTGGCCCTTGCCCTTAAGTGGCTTTGCGCTCATGCTTCGGTGTCTTTCAACGGCACATGCTGTTCGTAGTGGTTCCACCACTTCAGCACCTTATCGACGTACTGTTGATTGGCGTACTTCCCATCGACCCGCACCGGAGAGCCAGCGTTATAGCTTGCAATCGTATCCGGCCAGTTCTGATACCGCGTCCAGAACTTCTGGAGATGCCGCATCCCGTAGCGCAGACCTTCGACAGGCTCGCACAGTTGCGTGAATGCGCCTTTGAATCCATGCTCCCGCGCCACCCCGCCCATCACCTGCATAATCCCCCAGGAGATCATCTGACCAATACGTTCAGACCGCGAGATCGACGCGCCGGTGACCCACCGATAGCCTGGTTCATACCGGTACGCCCATTCGTTGAGACTGGATTCGACCATGCAAAAGGCCATGACGCATTCCACAGACAACATCCCACGGTCTGGATGTGCGGCAATCGCGGCTCTGAGGTCCGCCTCTATCATCGCACCGCCTCCACATGCCACATGCCCACGCCATCACCAGGATTGCCAAAGTCCCGCTCCGGCAGAATCTTCGTGATTCGCAACGCCGTCTCCGTGGTATCGCTCGGCAAGAGCTTGACGGCGAACGTGTCAAACCCTTCCTTTATGCTCATGATGCCTTCACTCGTGGACCGGACGAACCAGAGTTCGTAGGTCTTGGTGAGGAACGATTGATTGCCGAGTTGATCGGTCCGGCGTACCGGATCGACCAACCCCAGCACTCGCTTTGTGACGCCCGCGGACGTGGTATAGGTGCCCATCTCCCCGCCCAAGAGCGCCAGTTGTTCATACGCTTGTGAGGCCACTTAGTTTCCTGCGCGTTTGATCCCGCTGATCGTGACGGCTAACAATGCCGGTCCCGTGGCGATGGTCGGACGGTAGCGAATCCAGCCGCCCAGCGCGTTACAGGACACCGTGCGGACCTGCAAGTTATTCGCAGATGACACGGCTGTAAACGCGCCCTCGTTGAAGAAGTTCACACTGGCCGCGCTGGCCCCCGTAGAGCTTTGCGCCGTATCGAATGAGCCGGTAATTGAACCGGTCACCGCGCCCACTTGCTGCGTACAGACCAAATCGCCGCCAAAGTCGCCGGTAAAGATCCAGCCGGACGAGGCCGCCGCCGTGTTCGCATAGGACGCGGGATTGATGAGAATAATTGCACTCGCCGCTTGCAGTTCATTTGCCATAGGTGCCTCGCTTTCGTGTCGGTGTCTCAGTCGGTGTGACGGTCAACCCGCCGTCCAGCCGCAAGAGCGGCCCCCGTACCGGCTCTTGGACCGGTGCGGAGACCATCTGCGCTTTCTTCAGGCTGCACATTTCTTTGGCAAAGCGACTCGGCACTGCGAGCGTCTCCCCTGGCGCATAGGCCGCGCCATCGAAACAGAACCCCCGCAGTACCGTGATCCAGACCACGGTATCTGTGACCCGTTCCCCTGATACCAACGCTGATCCCGTCGCTTGCAACATGCGTCACCCCTTACGAAATGGTCTTCATCTGCGAGAAGGCGTACGGCCTGCGGATGCCTACATCCATCGTGTACATGCACCGCACGCCGATGATGCCCGCCTGAAAGTTGGCGTAGGGATTGACTTCCACTTCCAGCACGCCCCATTCGCCGACCACGATCTCCGACCAGTCGCCGAAGATCATCGTGGCCGACGGCACCTGCTCGGAGGACATGGCGCGGAAGCCCTCGATCTGACCGTCCCAAATGTTGCCGGTCCAGAGCGGGGTATCCGTGGAGCTAAACCGCTGCCGCTGCTTGGCAATCGCGGCCACCGCTGCCGTGGTGACATAGCCACCAGACTGCGGCCGAACTTTGGAACTCGCCACATCCGTCTGGAATTCCAGGACGGCGGCGTAGTTCAGAGAACCAGCGGCCACTGAGCCAACCCCGGAGAAGTCAATGATGCCGTCCGGTTCACCGTTCGCGCCGGCGCCGTTGAGCACCGCCAGGTCTGCCGCCGTGGCGACAATCTGCGCGAGGTCATCGGTGACAATGCCCTCCGCCCCAGGCGAGGACTGCAAAAGCAGCTGCCGGCTGATTTCCGTATACGCCGCCGCCGTTTTCGGGGTCATGCTGACCTGTTGGAAGGTCTGTTGCGTTTCCGTCGCCGCCGTGGATTCAGAGGCCAGCCAATAGGCTGTGCCACTGGCGGACATGCGCGGAATGGTGGTGCTGGCGGTCAAGCCGCTCAACCGGCGCACGCCCATGTTAAAGGCGACGGAACGGTTATAGAGCATGTCGATAAAGCCCATGTTTTCCGTAGCGACCAAATAGCCCCCGCCACCCGCTGAAGCGACGGTGAGGTCGCGCTTGCCGTCCTGGCGCACCGGCATCTTCCGCATGAGGACTTCGAACGGCACGTAGAACTTGTGCGGATCCGGCGTCTTGCCCATGCGCTGCGCGACGGCCTTGATCGCCTCCAACTCAAACTCCGCGCCCTTCCAATCACGCGAGGCGCACGCATTGATCGCCTTGGCGATGGAGAACTCACGAGTTTCCTTGTCCGTCAAGCCAATCTTCGCTACGGACGTGGGATTCGTTTTCCCGCGCTCTTCGAAGATCTTGACCATATCGTCGGCGACCTGCTCCAATGAGGCCCCCTGCCCGATCCACATGTCCCGATAGTTGTCATCGAGCTTGTTGGTCTTGCAGAGATTCTCGATCGCCTGCTTCCGGCGTTGCTCCATCTCCTGCGGGTTCAGTTGCTTCACATCGGCGGATTCAGCCGCCACGTTCTCTACTTTCTCAGCCATTGTGGCCCTCCTGGTTGTGGCGTTATCCGCCGGTTGTGATGCTCGCACCATTCGCACATCGTACATTGACTCTGCCCCGCGCCCGATGCCCACACTGGGATCGGCGGGGACGGTTACAATCGACACCTCGTACGGCTCCCAATCGGTGGCCGTAAACGTGGCCGTCTTTTTATTCTCGACCAATTCATTGACGCGGTAGGCCAATGAGACGTTCCGCAAGCCACCCGCCATCATCTTTTGAATCTCCGACGCCCGCGCCGTGTCGAACAGTTCGGCATCGACCCACATGCGCCCGCCCTTGAGTTCTGCGCCGGTAATCATGCCGATGGGATCGTTCACATCGTGGTTAAAGAGTAACGGCATGGCCCCTTGCGTGGCGCGTGCGAGCTTGACGTGGCCTTTGTCATGGGAGAGGACTTCGTTGCCATACCATCGCTCCACCGGCAACTCGGAGGAGGCCGGAAAGCGCAACTTGCGTGCGTTCTCTTCGCGGAACTCCATCCCGTCCGACTGAAACCGCCGGAATAATTCTTTCGCTTTCACCGTTTCGATTGTGCTCATCGTGGCACTCCCTTCAGCATTTTCTCCGCCGTCTGCACGGTCGGATCGTCGCCTTCGTCTATTGGTTCAGGCTGCACAGGCTCCGGCTGGCTCGCGGCCTTGGCCTCCGCTTCCAATTCGGCCATCTCCTCAAGATCGGTGTCGAAGGTGAGATCCAGGGAGTCCGCCAATTCCAACTCGCGCTTACGATCTTGCATCACATCTTCCAGATCGTCCCCGTTGCCGGTCTGCTCAATCACACGCCCCTGCGTGGTAAATCCAGCCTTGATCGCTTCCTTGTAGGCTTCGACTTCTTTCGTCGGATCAATCCAGCTCCAGCCGCGAGGCTTGAACCGCACCGTTTCAAACGCCTCCGCATTGAGGGCATAGGCTTGGACGCTGATCGTCGGGATTGCGCGAGCCAGCACCGCCGCTTGCAGCCATTCCCGATAGAGCGGCATGCGGAAATTGCGAATGAACCAGAGTTGCAGGAAGCGCCAGAGGTCACGATCATCCAGCAGGGCCAGCCGCGAGGAGGAATAGTTACTCTGGCTGTAATCGCGAGAAAGCGATTCGTAGGAGACCCCAACCCCCGCCGCCACTTCCCGCAACATGAGGCGCATGAAGGGGTCGAGTTGCGCGTTCGGTCGGTTCGGCGCGGCGAAGTTGAACTTCTCGCCAGGGTTCAACCGTTCAATCATGGCCGGTTCCAGTTCGGACTGGTGTGACCCATCGGCCTGCTCTTCCCCGTACCGGCTTTCCGCGTTCGGCAGTTCGATGAAGCCCATGTAACAGGCAGCCGCGCGCGCGGCCACAATCTCTGCTTCCCCTAAGCCGTCCATGTCATTGAGCCGCCGCATGGCGGAATGCAGCATCGGCACGCCACGGGTTTGTGGCCAGCGGTCAATGAGGCGAAGATGCAGAATATCCGCCGCGTCCACCCGTTCGACTTTCGCTGTTTGCTGCGCGTTCAACCGCAATTCACCGGGGTGAATGGTGCGAATCCAATAGGCAAGCGGCCGATGGAAGCCATCGACTTCCACACCAAGCCTCACGGTGCCGTTCACCATCTCCGCTGTCGGCTGGAACTCATCGGCCAAGCGTTCCGGTTCAATCAATTCCAGCGCCAGCGGTACGGCGCTATTGCCGAATGGCCGACGGTGCTTGCGAATAATGATTTCACCAGCTTCAAAGACCTGCCCCATGGCTTGACGTTCAAGGTCTGAGAGATGCAACGAGCCGCCTGTATGACAGTTCGATGCTTCAGCCCATCGCGCATGCGCTGCTTCAATATCTGTATTGATCCGATCATTCAGCGTGCCGCGCGTGGTGGCGACTTTCGCTTGGAGCCCAATCCCTGAGCCGACTACGTTGTTCTGCACAATCGCCTTCGCACGCTTCGCGTAGGCCGAGTCTCGTATTAGTTCGCGGGACCTGTTGCGGAGTGTGCGAAGGCTTGAGGAGAGTTCCGCATCTTCTGAACTGGTGTTCTGGCCCCAATTCGTCGTCAGGCGCGAAGGTTTCGCTGCCCCGTACATGCGCGAGAAGGTGAGCGGAGGCCGCGTGGTGACGGCTTTGACTTCAACGGTTGGTTGGCGCTTGGTTCGTTTGACCGGCGCGGGCGCAATCGCCTTCGCAATCACTTTGCGAAGTTGCTTAAACACGCTTCAACCTCGCAAAGATATGGCGGGGATTGACGCCGGTTTTCGCCATTTTCAGCGCGTCGAGTTCGCGTTGATAATCGGCACGGCAGCGGTCCACGTACAACACAAGATCAGACGTATCGCGCGCGGTATAGGTACGTCCGTTCAGCGTGACAGACTTGGAGACGGCAAACGTATTCCACGCGGCAATGGCGTGATCGTAGGCAATTTTGGCAGAGGACCGAAGATCGGCGGAATAGTTGACGTTGGCAAAGTTCGGGGTGACGGTTGTCACGCCGGAGGCGATGGAATAGCGTTCCGCGCCCATCGTCACATAGCTCTGCCAGAGCCATGTGCCAGGGGTCATTGTCGTTGAACTGGCGGCAGGAATGGTGAGCGCGTAGTCAGTGCCAGAGGCCGCGCCCGTGACGTTGAGCAGCGCGGAGCCGTCTTCCAGACGGAAGGCGTACGAGAGAGTCCAGCTTGAGGGGAGATAGTCGGCAAGCGAGGTTGTCCAGACAACCGTATCGCCCGCAGGAATGACACTCGGTTCAGTCGAGGGAATCGCTGCTGCCATGCTCTAGGGCATAGCAGCATGGCTCGCAAATAACTATATGCGGTGTCGCCTTTGTCGCGTTAAAAGTTCATCAGAAAGTTAGGCGACGCCGCTACCAGGAACTCGCGCGGAATCCGCCGCCGCCCAGCCGGTGACACAATCGCCGGAATACTGCCGTTCCGCATCCAGCGTTGCACGCTGCGCGGGGACCGGCCAAACGCTTCCGCCACTTCACTCACACTGTAGGTCATCCGTGGGAGGTCTAAGAGCCGTTGAAAGACAAAGGACATTGCCGCCTCCGTTAGTGAATGGATTCGACCATCACCGCCACCACAAAACACAGCGCGTTTAATGGCGGCGACCCGTACCAGCTTTCTTCCTTTTCCTTGAGCGGGTGATACTCATGGAAGAAGGTCCAGGGAAAATTGACCAGCGCCACGCTACAGACCATCAGGCCCATCAAAAACACCGCCCCGCCGTCAGGCCCCGCCTGTGAAGTCCGCCACAAGGCTTCCGCCACATAGGCCAATAAGACCGCCAGGCCCAGTATGCCATGCTCCAATAGTTGTTGCACGAACTCATTGTGTGCCGCCGTGTACACGTTGGGGTGTTTGCGTTCCTCCCCCATCCGCAGCGTGGCGAGAAACCACGTTGACGTACCGAATCCAAAGAGCCGTTTCCGCCAGCCGGCCGGCCACCAGACCAGTTGAATCGAGTCTTTCCAGTACGCCAGCCGGCCGCTATCAATCCACCGATGCCCCTGCTGCCACGGCTTGAGCATGACCAACGTGGCCACCACCGCCACCACGCCGAACGCCAGCAACCCCACCGCCAGTAGTGGCTTGTAAAGCCAGCACAGGCCAAGCAGGAGCGTCAATAGGCTCAGTCCGCTTTGCCCAGGGAACTTCAATTCGATCTCGTTCAAGTGATTCGTCTGATTCATCCAAGTAAGGACCATCGGAACGATCACCACCGGCAGCGCAAACGCCGCCCACCATTGGCCCATCACGATCAAGCCCGCTGTCGCCGCCAGACAGAGCGAACTGACGGAGACGAGATGCAGGGCATTGCCCTGCCCGCAGATGTGCCTATGCGGTCCTGTGCCATGTTCGTAGATCCCCCACAAGCCGAACCAGCTTTTCGGCGCAATCAAGTTGTATGGCCGCTGCGGGTTGAGATAGCCGAGAATCCCCCAAACCCCCAACGCAAGGCCCACAATCACACAGGCCCACAGGAGCGGCGCAATCATCCAGCGGCCAAGGTGCGGCGCGAGGGCAATATAGAACGCCGCTAGTCCCGCCGTGGGAATCACGATCCCGCGCAAAATGTACCAGGCGCGGCCAATCTGAAACAGCCCCACGGTAAACACCGCCAGCACGAGGCCGAGATAGGGGTTCGGCATCAAGACGCATTCCAGAAAGAGAATCAGCGTCCAACACCAGGACTCCCGATTCCGCATCTCGTACACATCCCACCCCACTGAGGCGAGCGTAGTCATCACCACCATGGCCATCAATCCACTGGCTATCGCGAGTTCGATCATGCGCGGCGTTCCTTTCGATATCCACGCACCGGCGCGGATGGTTCAGATTTCGGAAGCGGTTGCTTCCATTCCTTCGGCAACGCCCACCAGAGTGCCCCGTTCGCAAGGGCGAGTCCCCCAATAGCTATCCATTCCCACATGCTAGCGCCTCCATGAGTTCGCCCAGCCTTGGCCGGGCAGTGTTCGGATGGGTTTCGCGGAAAACTTTTGCGGCGGATCCACTTTCGGCGGCATTTGCGGCGGTGGCACCGGCGGCGGGGGTGGTGGCGGATGGGCCTTCCGTTCCGCCGTGATCCCTGCCTGCTCCGCCAGTTTCACGAGGTTCGGGTTCAGAATGGCCAGCATCGCCATATTGCCCACCTTCAAGTCAAGGGCTTCGTTCCGCGTGCGAATCTTCTTGTAAAACGTGCCGGTCACCACGCCACGGTCAAACTTCGTCCGCTTCTCTTCGCTGGTCACCTGCGCGAAGTATTCTTCGTCGTAGGACTCGCGCCGCGGATGATGACAATAGCCTGGCCCATACTCCGTCAGCTTGAGCCGAGCGAATAACGTATCCTTGGCCGTATCCGTCCCAATCGAGAAGAGATGCACTTTCCCGTAGTTGTTAATACTCGGACGGCCCACCAGCGGCGCGCCCGGTTGATTGCTCCCCTTCGTTGCCACCACGCGCTCCCGTTCTCTGGTCTTGACATAATCATAGACCTCCTTCGTATGGTGTCCACCGGTATCAATCCCGAACTGCACGATTCTCATGGGCAAGCCGTTCGCATGTTGCCAGGTCCGCTTGCGCCATTGGTCGAGCAGGGCCCAGACCTCTTTCTGCCCGGGCGAGCCGTAGAACCGTTGGTAATCAATCGACCATGATTCATCATCCAACCCCCAGCCGACACATTCCACTTCAATCCGATCATCCTGCACGTCGGCAAACGCCGTCAACACAATCACGCCTTCTGGACATTCGTGGTCATACTGTTCGCGTCGGCTGTAGAGATCGCCCTCGTTGAGCTTTTCGCCGGTTTCCTCCCACGTTTCCCCCCATGAGGTATTCACGAAGGTGCGGAACTGCTCCGGCTTATCTTTGACGGCCAGAAACGTGGACACCATGCGCGACAGCGGCACCCACGGGGAATACAGCTCGTTGAGCCAGAAGCCTGCCGTTTTCCGCGTCGGCTGTTCGGCAATCCAGCGGCCTTCTCGCAACGCAATCGGCTTGTCCGCCTCCGTCCATTCCGCGCCGCACGCTTCACAGAGATAGACCGCCGCGTCGGGATCGTGCTTATCAGCTAGCCATTTGCCGATGCCCTTCGGGGACGGCCACCGCACTTGCGCCCACTTGAGCCATTGCAACGTCTTGCACGTATGGCAGGGCACCTGGTAATGGCGCTGATCGGATTGCTCGTAGGCGGATTCGATACGGGAGAGGCCTTTGATCGTTGGGGTCGAACAGAGAATCAATTTGCGAGACCAGAAGTTGTTCGCGCGCTTGAACGCAAGATTGACCGGATCGCCTTCCGTGCCGGCCGATAGTGGATAGCGGTCTACCTCATCGCCTAGGACGATCCGCACCGGCCGAGAGGCCAGGGAGGCCGGAGAATTCGCGCCTGCCATCGTAATCTGTCCACCAGGGAAATGCTTGCGCAGGATCGTGTTCGTCTGATCGCGGCTTTTGACTTCCTTGACCTTGGCGAGTAAGCATGGGGTATCGCGAATCATTGGCGCGAGCCGGTCCTTGCTCCATGTCTCCGCCATTTCCAGTGTCGGCTGGACAAGCAGCATCGGGGACGGATCTTGGTCGATATAGTAGCCGACGATGTTGTTAATGATCTCCGTCTTGCCGATTTGCGCCGAAGACATAATCACCACGGTTTCAATCCCTGGATCCGTCACGGCATCCATGATGCCCCGCTGATACGGCGCGCGGTGCGTATACCAGCGGCCCGGTTCGGCCGAGGACTCAGGACTGAGCCTTCGTTCGGCGTCGGCCCACTCGCTCAC